AGAGTAACTTTCGCCAGTTGCATTAGATTGAACAATTACTTTTAGGGTTGTTTTATTTGTGCAATCGAAACGGTCACACTCAAACTCAGAAACTTTATCGGCAAATAATCTAACATCTCTTTGGTACAATATTTTTGAGATTTCTTTAATGAAAAACCGAGGATTATTTTTTACATAATCCGAGATAAATAGATTAGAGGTCATATGACCTAGATTATTTCCGACTCTTTGAAATACATTAGGGTTGAAATTATCTTTCATTCAAATCCACCTCGCATCAGATAATCGGCGTGGTGCTTTTTTGATAGGGCAAATGTAGACCATACCTACTCTAGTTCTTTTCAGAGTTAAAGTATTTAGGTCAATTCCATTGATACGAAGTTCTCTAGTCACAAGAGGATGAACCTTTATGTGAAGAGATAATGAGGAAGGATTTCCACCTTCACTCATCTGTATCACTCACCCAAGTATAATTATTCATTACGTTGTCAACTGGTATAACTTCGATTTTTCTAGATGCTAAAACTCTTTCAGCATATTTTTCTTTAGCGGCTAAAACAATTTTATTTCTCAAATCACTATCAAGCATATTGAACATTGTAAAAGGACAAGGGCAACCCATTTGAGTTTTCGGTAGCCCTGCTATTTTCATTTTGAAATGATTAGTCATATCGTAAGGAGAATCCGCATTTGCGTCAACAAGAATATCTAACAGATTTTTGGTGTTGAGATAATCAACAACCATCTGAAAGACCGCAGTATCATAAGCGGGAATATCCCGAATGATTACACCGTCACTCATTTAACCACCTCGTAAGCAAGAGCGATGTCACCGAACACCGCTTCATAGTTATCATCTACTGCTGCCTCGTACACGCCCTTGCGTGTGCGTTTTTCATAGACAGGATGTCCGTTGTTATCTCGGATAACCCAAGTGTTAACATTTGTTTTTTCTGGAATTACTTCTACCCTGAAAACAGTATTCATATCAATGCACATATGTGGTCGGTGTATTCTATCCATCGCGTCAGCCTCTTGACGACATTCATTACAAAGTGTTGCCGGATAGATTCGGTATGATGACAAATCTATATTCTTAGTAACTACGATAACATGACGTGTTTTAGTAAACTTAGTCAGTCTCAGAGAATCCTCTATACTGTAAGAACAGATAGAGCATCTGAAAGGCGTATGCCTCTCATGAAAGAAGGTCTTGTTTGCGACCTCCTTCAAAACCTCTTCCGAAGAAGAGGGCAGTCTTGTGTGTGCCTCTAGGGTGGGTGTATACCTTTCCATATATATTCATCTTTCTATTTGCTTATAATAGTATCTATGTAGCATTCTCCACTTTTGTAACCTTTTTTACATGGTCTAAATAGATTCATCTTGAATCAAAACGCGATTTGATATATAGATTTTATTTTCTTACCTAATCTGTCGGGATATTTCTTATCATCCTGAAAGTAACTCTCTTTAGGCTGTATTCTAAACGTAGATACAAACCTAGTTTTAATTTAATAGTTGAATGAATAATAGTTTCAACTCTAATCAAGATAATCTTTCAAAACCTTACTTCATTCATTAGGTCATGCAGTTTTTTCAGATTTGCCACTTTCACCTTGAAAGTAGATTTTTTCTAGAAACTCAATTTTGTAACCATTTTAGTTCTGTAACCTTTTTAATTTTGTAACCTTTTCAATTTTGTAACTTTTTACTTTTGTAACCTTTTTTCTAATTTTTACTTTTGTAACCTTTTTACTTTTGTAACTTTTGACTTTTGTAACTTTTGACTTTTTTTTCGGGGGGAAAGCATTTGGAAAGGTTACAAAAGAAACGTAAAAGGTTACAAAAAAAGGTTACAAAAGAAACCGATGTACTGCATGACTTTTGTACCTATTTTCGATGCGTTTGGTTCATGTAGCGCCTCGATGCAAATGAATGCAAAAAAGTTACACATTTAATTTCAACCTCAAAAATACCACAATTAAAAGTCAAAAAACGCTGTACTGCGGCGGTGTAGAAAATGCACCGAAAAAAAATACCACAATTGACTTTTGTAACCTTTTTCGGTATCTTTTTTGCACTAGGTGTTTTTTTCAACACTAAGTATCTTTTTCACTTTTGTAACCTTTTGAATATCTTTTGTAACCTTTTACTTCACATTGAAAAATCGTAAATATAGGTACGTTCACTTTTGTAACCTTTTAATTCACATTGAAAAATCGCAAAAGCAGGTTCAGAGGGCTATGAAAAAAAACAGGCAAAAATTACCGGAAACCGGAAATTAAACGGGTGTAAAAACTACACCGAAAAAACCCAGAAATTAGCCTAAAAACAAAGATTAGTGTTAAAAAATAGTAAAAACCCAGAAATTAGGCTAAAATCAAAGATTAGGCCGACATTGAAAAAGTGCCTAATTAGGACAGAATCAAAGATTATGGCCGCCTCGCATCCGCAGTACAACGATTAGGTTGAAAAACCCCAGAAATTAGGCCACAATCCCACATTATTAACAAATGTAAAATAATTATTATTGGGAGAAACTGCCTACATTTCCGTTATTCGGAGTAGAAAATAAACCGTTGTACTGCATATCAAAAAGTGCGAAATTAGGCCAAATTCGTTCCAGAGTATACTATAAAGTAAAGGATGATTTGAGAGGTTGGAGGTTGTCCAATTATGTCAAATGATAATACAATGATTAAGACGCACAAAATGATAAATGCCCCTAGAGAGTTAATCTCGGTAGGGATTGAAGAGGTTGCTAATGCACCTCAACTATGGAGTAATGTTAGCCACGTTACTCAACTTCTCGGAGAAGTTAAGTTCACTAAAACTAGTTTAGTTCATGCCGTAAGAGCAGTTAACAGAGTTCTTAGATTGGAAGGAATAAAACCAATTTCAACAAGTAAGAAAACAAAAGAAGATATTATTGACGAACTAGATAGACTATGTTATCAAGATACAGAAATGTACGGATTCTCAATTAACAAAAACAAAAACTTGCTATTGACTAAGAAAACATTAGTTGACTTCGCTCATGCTGGATTATTAACACAAGAACTAGGATTGAAATCATACTTGAGATTCAAGAGTACTTCCCAAGAAGTTGAATCAATAGTTACAACAGGTCACGATTCATTCAGTAAAAAGAACTGGGTAAACTCAGCATGTGAGACAGAAGGATTCGTTGGTCGTCATGCCTTGAGTGGATTCGGTACATTTACAGAAGAAAGAAACCTATGCAATAACAACAAAGATGTTCAAACATATGGGATTGAGGACTATGCTGATTGTTATACAGAGAACGGCGTTCTGGGCTATGCTAGAAAAGGAACGACAACTTGTCAAGTATGTGGAGGAAAGGCAGAGTTAGAGTGGCATAGACCAAGCGTTTCAAAGAAGAATGGTACATTTCTAGGAATGCCATTCATTAGAATGACACGTTCACCATTCAAGGAAGTAACAATGTCAGCAAGAACAGAAATGAAACAAAAGAAAATATACATGCCAGTTCACAACGACGATGGAGAGATAACAGGATATGAAGACCAATTAGTTGATAGTAGAATTAAAACAGAATCAATTCAACCTAAATTAGTTCCAGTACATATTCAGAAAAATGGCGGTAGAGTTGCTAGAAAAATCAACGGAAAAACTGTATGGGTTGATGTGTACTTTCAACAGTTAGTATTCGAGTCAGAAAGTAGTCAATCATTCGCTGTATGGTGTGCCGTTGAATGTAGCGGTATTGAGAGCAAGAAATACTTAGACAAGGTATTCATGCCTCACCCCAGTTCATTATCACAGATATTGACTAATACGCTATTGAATGATGCCAACCTAAACTTCCCAAAGAAGAACAGAGTAACAGAACTAGACGAACTAGTGAATTATGAAATGGGTTCAGATAAATTCGATAGAGATTATTCTGTTGAAGATGGTGCGGGGGTGGTCTGAAAATGACCTCCCCCCTCCTTCCTCCTCCCCTTCCTTATCCATTATCATTGACATTGGTTAGAGACATTATCAATTGTGTTATCCTTGAGAGGATTCCATTATTATCCGTAGAATCAGACATAGAACATTTCAATGAAAATAAAATACCTATTCATCAAGAATATCTATCATACGCATTTGAAACATTAGCAACTGCTTTCATTCATGGAATTGAACCATTGTTTAGATTCAAAATACAACTTACAATAACAGAAGAACAATTATCAATATGGGATAAAACATTGAATCTACTTGGAAAATATGATACCTATGATTACTTCGATAATAATGGTCTAAGTTCTGAAATTAGACAAGGATTAATTGATTCAAATGTTCAATTTATATTCTCAGATATTACAGATATTATTCGAGATTATCATAACTTCGATGTCGATTTATTCCATATGATTCATGCCATTGATGGATTATATTATTCAGATAAGATGAGGTGAATATATGGATTCTGAAATTATCATTCTCCACCAATGTCAGAACTGCCCTTGTTTCATTGATTCTAGCATTATTCTATGTTCAGAATGTCATCATCAATGGATTATCGACATTAACAATGATGCAGACATGATAATGAAACAGCATTTGCCGTTTCCTAGCCTCTCAAGGTGGATTTAACGCCGTTAATTAACCTCTAGAGTTCAAACCACTACCCCCCCCTCAAGAGTGGCTTAAAACGCCACTTTTGGGGGGTAAATTTACGATTTTTTAGCAAGTAGTGAAAACTAGGTCGCCAAAACCTATGAAAACACGACTATACTGAATGGCTACCACCTTTTCAGATACAAAATAATTTTTTTGAAAAAATATTTTTAAGAGACTTGTTTTTGGCTTGTATTGGGTTTGATGACTACCGCCCCTCGTCATCGGCCCGTTTATACTCTTTATGCTTGCCGTTAGGGTATACTCTAACTTCTCTAGTAACTATACGACCTTTTTTAATTTCACGGCGAATCCACGCAGGTACAGACTTAACAGTCATCTGTTTCCAATGTCTAGGTATTTCTCTTGAGAATCTTCTAGCAATTTGTTCTGCGTTTTTCCAGTCTCTATCGAAGAAACCTTCTTCATACATTCTATCAAAACTCTTTTGAACTCGCACTTTTCTTTTTTCCGGTCCGTGTGTCATTTTCTAATCACTCTCCCACCAATACCTGAACCAACAGAGGGAAGTCCTTTACTGCCTCCTAACCATTGACCCGCTTTTAGAGTTTTCATAACTACCGGCATATCCGGTGTTCTGTATGTAAATTGGTCTATAGCGTGAGCCAAAGCCATAGTAGTATCGTTATGTTTACCTAAGTCAACAATAAGACCCTCTCTCCACGCATGAGTTTCTAATTCTTCTAATACTACATTGATTATACGTCTTGTGTCATCACTACCGAAAGGGAACATAACTAATTCTCTCTCGAACCATACACGCAAACGGTTTAGTAAACCTTGTTTCAAAGTCCTGTTACTTACTTTACTTTGTCTGTAGTCAACCATAGCGCCCTTTTGAGCAAGTAAACTTTCATACATTTGTTGAAAACCTACATCTTCGGCAGCAACCGGACAATTACCATAACGCTTTGTCATTTCAATTAACACATCTGCTTGTTTATCCGGTGGGAAGTCATTTCTTCTCCACATATTTACAAAATGAATATATCCCTCCGCATCCTGTCTAAGAACTACCATAACGCTGTAATCTTGACCTAGACCGTGTGAAGGGTCAAAACCTATGACATATCGTGAATCATCTCTTTTATCCGGTTCTAACACATTATTTATCTGTAGATTCTTTCTAATTAGATTTCTAGGATATACTGCTGATTCATCGTCAACAACTTTACACAAATACTCTTGAGCAAACTCTAAGTCACCAATAGAGTTTTTTTGTTCTAGTAAATAATCTATAGGTCTAAGTTCTTCCCATAGAGCAATAGGCTTTACATTTTCGGGGTCTGCTCTCCATTCATCCCAATTAGGAATAGACGACCACACTCCTGTTTTCCAATCATCATTACCTAGCATTTCAGTATGATATATGTCATTCATAGACATAGGAGTACCTACACAAAACAAACTAGATTTAGGGTCGAGCATAGGCATAACTACTTTACGAAGCCAGTTTCTTAATTGACCTAAGTTCAAATCTTTTTTAGCGTCTAAAAGAATATCATCTAACACTACAACGCCCGGATGGTCGCCTCTGATAGCACTTCCTACAGAAGTACAACGAATAACTGCACCATTAGTAAGATATAATTCTGTTTTACCACCTCTAGTAGTATCTAAGTATTTACTTAACTGAGGGTGTTTTGTTAAATCGCCTCTAATTTCCGCTAAACGTCTAATTGCAGTATCTCTACTGGCGGAAAACAGCCATGCGTTTATAGGTGCATTGTTGAATCTGTCAAAAAGTGCCATGTGTAATAACTTAACACCTACTGTTGTACTTTTAGAATGACCTCTAGGTGCAACTATACATACTTTGTGAACATAAGAGCCTTTTCTGTTACCATAAAGTTCTAACCATTCACCTATATGTTCACCCCAAGTATATCCTAACCAACGGTAAAAATAACCTACGTCATCCCTACTACGTTCTAAAGACAACTCTGTAGTAAAACTCATTTTGGAACTAACCCCTTTTCAAAACAATAAGGACAAACTCTTTCTAATACCTTTGCTCGCATCATACGATTGGAAGCCCAACCACACTTAGTACACTTAACAGACTCCCATTTAACCATGTTTCATCACCGGCGCATACAACGTGCCTATAATACCATCTTGTTTATCTACTAAGTGAGCAAAAAGACCTGCACGTTCTGTAACAAATCCTTTTCTATAGTGCCATCTATCGTGACCTGCTAGACTAGGTAGTTGTATTACAAAACAACCGCCTTTTTCCATCATATGTGTATAATGCTTATGTCCGTGAAACCACATTCTGTTAGAGCATTTACCCCAAAGGTTTCTTTCTTCATTAGCCATAATCAAAGGTAAATCTAAACTCTTGACAAAATCACCGTGAGTAAAACCTAGTAAGTTGTTACCCCAAGTTACATATTGCCTAGACTTAGGACTTACTAAGACAGAAACGTCATCTACGTTCTGATACGCAGCCTCTAAATATAATGCTAGTGCTAAAGCAGCAAATCTATCGTGATTACCACTCATAAAGACTATTTCTACAGGCGCTACTTTTCTCAACATCTCAATATGCTCTTTTGCTAGTTCACAACCATTCATTAATATTTGTGCAGGTGTACCGGACATATCTTGTGCTGTACCCGCAGTAGTTGTACCACCATCATTATCTATATGAAACCAATCACTACCTGTAGCCAAAATTACTTTTTCCGGCTCACTAGGCAATCTATCAATAAGATTCTGAGTTCTGTTAAGAAGTCTTGACCTAGCCTCTTCCATATCAAAATGCACACCTACTTCATCTACCCAACCACCTTTACCATAATGTAAATCGGTAGGAGATATAACTACTGCATAAGGATTACCTTTAGGCATTTTTATTTTCTTAGGGTTTTTTGCTACAGATATTTTATTTATATTAGAAACAAACTCATCTAAAAGTGTAGCCCGCAGTTTTCTATATTTCATAGCGTCTTTTTCAATACTTTCCCATTTTGCTTTATCTATATCTACTAATAGTTTTTGTTTTTCGTTAAAAACTAATTCGGTAAGTAAATCCTTTCTATCTTTTGTGACTACTTCTTCATCTGTAAAAGGTATCATACTATGCTTCCATTTATGACTTCTTACATATTCACCTAACCATAGTTCGGGCATATTAAACTCTCTTGACAAATCACTTACAGTATAACCGCCAGTCATGTCACTATACGCTCTTTTCATATTTCTATGTGTTTCACCACTTACTGAAATCATAGTACCCATACTATCTAAATAAGTTAGATATATGTCACTAGCAGAATCGTAGTGCGTCTTTAATCTTTCAATAGGGGCTTGTAGAGGATTGCTGTATTCTTCCGCCTTTGGCTGAAAGTCGCCACCCCAGTCTTTAATGGCAAACCGCCATGCGTCAATACTTCTTTTAGGTTCTATACTATTTAGAAATCTAGCGAATTGACTAGCGTTTTCAAAACCTTCCGAAGCATATTTTTCTATTAAATCTGTACCACCGTGATACTTTCCCATATAAAGAGTACGGTAGCAGTAGGTTCTTAAACCTTTTTTTTTCTGTAACATACAATTCTTTCAGAAAAAATTAATGGCTCGCAGTACAGCGATTTTTTTAATTAATTTATTTGTTCAAAGGGGTACAATTTATTTCGCCGCTTATTCTAACACTATTACTACTATAATTACGTTAGTAATTTTTC